TTTGGTTTTATTGTTTTCGGCATATATATTTTTAGCATTATTTTAAACCCTATTATTTTAATTGTTAATGTCGTGTATCTTTATATTATTAATTTAGAGTCCACACTCTTGTACTTAGTTCAGTGGCTGACTGAATTTCTAACACTATTTATTGGGGTACAGTTACAACCCTTAAATCCATCTAGTTGGTTGGCGATCGTCTCGTTTATCGAGGTCAATATTGGCCTTTTATTATTCCTGTTTTGTTACAGGTTATTCGTTAAATGTTTCATGCGGCTTCTTTAGGGCAAATTTATAGTGGTGTTAGACCTGTTATTTTTAAACAGGGGGCGGGGATTGCGGAACCCGCGTGGCCAAAACTGCGTTATGTAGATACATCAAAAACAATATATAAAAAATTTCAGTTTTCACCAATATTCTACCATAGTTGTTACCAAAATGAACTCGCGTCATTGCGATTTCGTACGTGCGCATCCACCCCAATTCCTGATCCCCCCACCCTGGACAGGTTTTGTGATTTTTTCAAACGGAATATTTTTTCTGTTGTGCCATATAAGCACATTATTGAACTGCCTTTTCGCGAGGCCATTGCTCGCATGCATTCCAGACCTAGTGTTAAACACAAGATAAAGCAGGCTTGGAATCTTACAAAACATATTAGTCACGATGGTACCATCTCAGGTGAGGACGCTAGAGAATGGACCACGCGTGGAATGTTTGTCAAGGTGGAAAACCTTCTAGTCAATAATGGCGGTTTAGTTGAGGATAAAGTGCCTCGACCGATTCTCCCCGCTAAACCGGAGTTTGTAGCACACACCGTTGGGTGGTCAATGGCATTTCAGGACCATCTCGTTGAAATGCTTGGGAAGTTGTCTCGGTTATGTGTCGCAATAGGCATGACGGCAACAGAGATAGGCGATTGGGCGAACAAGTTTGCTCAGTCTGTCCTCGAAAATGATGTTAGTGCGTGGGACAATTCTATTCATCCCAGGTTGGAAAAACTACTGCTATGGATGGCTCGGAAGTTTGGAGCACCGCCATTATGGTTACAGTTGTTTCGCGCTAACATTAAAACCCATGGTCGATCAGCCCATGGTATTAAATTTTGGACCCCCGGCGGTAGGAAGTCGGGGGATCCGTGGACGGCCTGGGCCAATTCTCTTCTGAACATTATGATTCATTTATTTATAATTTCGGAACACTTCAATCTTTCGATAGAGCGTACATTGGAGATAGTGGAGATGATAGTCCTGGGTGACGACAATTTGTCTTTTTTAAAAATCCCTATTCCCGAACCAGTTTGGGCGTTAGGGTTCCGTAACCTCGGGTTCAAGTGTGTTGCCAAGACCCATAAGAGTGTGTTTGATTCAGAATTCTGTTCGAATCGATTTGCACCTTGGCAATCAGGAGTGGTTATGGTTCCCAAAATAGGTCGATTATTATCAAAGTTGGGTTGTTATTGCAAACCTCCAACTCATGTGTCCCTTGACCAAATTCATAAGGGAACATGTATTGGTTTAAAGCTGTCCACAACTGCGTTCCCATTTGCACAAAAGTTCTTGGCAAGTGAGATCGCTAGATTAGGGAATGTCAAAGCAGCCTTCCTTACGGGATCAGAAAAAGATTTCGCTTTGGCTGGCTACCGCGATGTTTCAGGTGATGCCCTCACGAAGGCGTGGGTGTCCGCTAAATACTTTGGCCCTCTAGAAGAGGGGTACCATTCTCTACGTCTACGCACAAGTGCTATTGACTATGAGGGTGCCAAGGTGTTTTTCTAACTGCACCTCTACAGGTTGGATCCCTGCATGTGTTATGGCCATAAGGATAAACAATTGCGTCGATGATGCATGCCATATAGTAAATTTCTCGATCCGCTTCACAACCCCCCCAGTTAGCCGTTCTCGATGCGGCCAAATCCCTCAATGGTCTTGAGGAAGAAAGTAAATCGTCCTTGTCAATGGCTTCGGCAGAACAAGAGCAGATGAGTGCTGAAAAACTCAAACCGCGCCGGTGCGCACCAATCCTCTCCTTGCCTGAGAGTTTAATAAAGCAGCAAACTTCACGAAAGTGTATCAGTGAGTGTACCTACATCAATGTTGGTGGTGGAGGCCTCCATACACATTCTTCATTGGATAATTCAGATTGTCATCCCTGTGATCAGGGACCCCATTGTCGTCAGGATTGTGAGAACAATTGCCCAATTGAGCGTCGTTGGGAATGTCTGGGCGGTGACCAGATTTGTCGCCCACGACCGGTTCCCACAGTTCCTGGACAACCCTTCATCCCAGATGTGGTACCACGCGAGGCTGAGTACCCCAACCTTCAATCTCCCCCTCCTTCTCCTTGTGACCATGACTATGGTGACTATTCCCCTCATCAAAAGTCAGTGGGTTCTATGGTTCACAAGGAACCCCCCGTACCTAAACATCAAAATCGTCCCAAGAAACCTAAACCCAAAAAGCAACCTGTGGAAATACCTTTTGCTACAGTTCAGAAGATGCTATTGGGTTTGTCTTCAACAGATATTGATGATATCCCATTGGATGTTGGTCTTATGCCTTGGCCAATGGACCGTCAACCATTTGACGGCTGGTCATACATTACCATTACTGGGTTCGGGGGTATAACCAAGGCTTTTGTCTTTCAGCCTCACCCCGCCATGAAACGCGTGTTGTGTTTGTGGTCGCGGGTGTTCAATTTTGCGATATATTGTCGCGTAAAGGCCGAGGGTGGCTTCAAAATTCGTCCTGCAGAACAAGCGGATTTTGATGCTGCCTCCAATTTCTCCCTTGTCCCCAAGCTTATGGGAGGAGTTGATAAATCTAAACGAATTGCGGACATCTCAGTGCCCACCACTCCATTCCACTTGGTCGGCGATGAGAAATCTGATCAGGACCCTGAGGTCAAGGAGGAAAAACAACCAGTTCGTCTTGCCCCATCTCGACTACATCGTCTGCCAGCTCCTGTCGTTGCCCTCCGACCACATACCCACTGTGGCAATGAGCACAAGGAGTCTTCTGGTGTTCAGGTAGGCTTTGTCGAGAGGGAGTACTCCCCGGAAGTCACATTTACTGTCGGTGATTTAACAGTATTTCGTTGTCGTTCCAGGGTTTTTGAGCATAATTTGCTCTTATTTCTCCAAAAGTTTCCGAATTTCCGTATAGCAAATTTTGATGTGCATCATGATGGTTCATATGATTGCATGTCATGTTGCAGGGTGGATCCAGACCACCCTCTCCTCAACATAGTGTGTAAACCAAAGTTGTTGGGGGGCGTTAGGGAATTCATCGGTCCTCTTACTGAGCATGCTACAAAGAAGAAGGAGGAGTCTAAATTGCGTCACGAGGAAAAGCTTATCAAAAAAGCTGAACGTAAAGTGAAGCATGAGGAATCCAATCGACCTCTTTTTGGCCCTGGTAATAGGAAAGGTATTAAGGAAATGAAGGAACAAGTAGCTCGTGTTGAGCGTTCGGAGCGTGGCGTCCTCTCAAAGGACGGTGCCGTTCCCCATAATCTAAATCGAGAGTTTGCTTTGGGCATGTCGTCCATTGTGCAATCCTATATCAAAGCTCTCTTAGATCCTTGGGGTACGCAACCACCCTCTCTTGGGTTTGGTGTGTTTTCAACTGGTATAAACAAGATGCAAATGTTTATAAAGTACACCTTTCTTACTACAGCGGCGGATGCTGTGGTGATGCTGAACCCAAATGCGTGTTGTAATACTTTCAACACCTCTCTAACAACTACTAAGTTGGCGTGTTATTCATCTTATACGCAACTTGCGACCCCTGCCACAGCTTGGAGTGCCACTGGTACAGCAACTGCAGCATCTAATTGTGCTATTGCTGGATCTGCCGGTACTGCTGTCAGGGTCGTCTCATCAGGATTGAAGGTTGAGGTAGGCCAAGCGGCCACTGCTGCTGCAGGTGTCATATTTGCCGGTCGCATACCGCTTGCTCCTTCTACTTCTTGTCTTGATGGGTTTACCAATATTACCGCTATGTCCTCCCCGTGGTGTTTTAGTAAACGTATCAATATAACTGGATGTGCCAAGGTATCTTGGGCCCCAATGGATTCATCGGACTTTGCCTTTGTGCAAAGCAATAGTACGATGACTACAAATCTTGGCACATTCTTACAACCATTGGTTGCTGGTGTGACTGGTGTACCAACAAGTACATCAATCACAGTCACAGCCGTGGTTAACGTTGAAGTTGGCGCTGGAACCGGTGCGGGTTCCAACGCCTTGTCAACATTCCAAGCACCTTCCCAGCCTGGTCAAACAACAGTTGCTTCCACTGTTGCATCACCTGATCAACTTATGAACCAGGCGTCTGGGGCTGGGGTTCCCGCTGTCCCTGTTATCACAACTGGTGGGGATTCATCAGCGGATATACCCTGGTATCAACAAGTTGCTAACGGCGTTTCATCGGCCGTCTCATGGTTGGCTGGTGGCTCTGAAACCGCTTCGGCAGTGTTGGATGCCGTCAGTTGGTTTTTGTTTTAGACTTGTTTTCCATATTCCATCTCACTCATTTTCCACAATAATTTGTACATATTTGTTTAAATCTGCCCCATAAGGGGCTGTTGGGGCAACACAAAACACGTTTTGGGTGTTGGGGCATTTTGTAGCCGATCCGACCACCCCCCTTTGTGAGGAGTCAACC